GCTGCTCTTGAGCGTCTACGTGCTGCATCACCCGCTGCTTTAACTTCTTCATGTTGTACTGTTGGAATTGGTTTAGGTGCTGGTGCTGAACCGCCACCTCCGAATAAAAACGACATATCTTTCTCCTTGTTTAGTTTTCGCGATTATAACTTAGTTTATCACAACTATGTGCTGAATATGTCATAATCCGATACAGCTGTTCTGTTAGCCATCCTAGCTCTGCGTTTATTGAGGTTCATGTCTACTCTACCCACAGGCTCTGCGAAGGTCAGTCCTAGGGCATCACCATGATCTGGTGAGGACAACCCCCTCTTCTTCATATTCGCCTTAGTCTCCAACTTAATCTGACCCCTCATGTGTATGTCATACTCAGGACCTGTGAGGTCTTCTACCAGTCTAGGGTCATTATCTATCACGCCATAGGTCAACCACTCCTTCATCTCACCCCACATCTCAGCACGCTTGTTCAGATACTTATCACTGTCAGCAGCCTTTTCACCCGATTGTACTTCTATCACTCTGTAACCCAACTGCTTCAACCTGTCGACTACACCACCGCCTACACCACCACCATCAACGAACACAGCATGTGGTTTGTACTTATCTATCAGGTCGGCTACCTCGGTACTCAGCTCCATAGTGTCCAGTCCTTTAAACTCTTTAGGTTTTATCGACTTAGCATCTCTACCTTGTCTGAACCTAATCACACTCTCATCATCTCCGAACCGAGCAACGTCAACACCCATGAGCAGTGGTGCGCCACTGTCATCTTCTACTTCACGAGTCGTAGCATCCTCTACTGTATCTCTACCAATAAACTGATTACTACCTGTTCTAGGAAACTGACCTTTCACCTCGATCCGAGTTACGTCATGGTCTTCACCATATTTATCCGCTATCCGTTGATACACTGTACCATCAACACCTTCTACTGTTCTACTATCTACGTATCTAGTCTCCCAGAAGTTAGCATCCCTGTGGAAACACTCAAAGAATCTACCTGTGTTACGTCTAGGGTTAGAAATATTCACCCACATTCTTAGCGGTGCTAGGTCAGTAAAAAACCCTTCAGTCACTTGCCATATCGGATCAGGTATTCCCGATGCTTCATCAAACGACACCATCATCCCCACCTGAGAGTGAGCGCCCGCGAACGCATCTGGATTCTCTTCTGACCACGACTGAGCTTCAACATAGTAATACTGCGTGTCCATCTTCAGCTGTGCCGATAACACCTCTGCGAACCACTTACTAGGCCGTAAGCTCATACTGCTCTTCTCGAACCAATGCCTATTAATACTCATCGTGTGCCACTTACCAAGCTCGGCCATCGTTCTCGAACGTAACTGAGCTTCCGTGTTAGCTGTGATGATACTGGTACTACCCAGCCAACAACTCGTTACCCACATGTTGAGCATCGCCAGCATAGCCGACTTACCGATCCCACGTCCACTCGATATTGCCAGATACACAGGTGTACTAGGCAACCCTATCTTAGACTTCTCAAGATCAACCATCAGATGCTTGCGAATACTCTCAAACACATCAAGCTGCCACTGCCTAGGTCCACTAAAGTTAGCCAGTGGTGTATTCTTAGTACCCCACGGGAACGCATACAGGATGTAACCAGCAGGGTCGTACTTAAACTCCAATATCTTAGAAAGTAGTTCTTGCTCTTTAGACGATGGCCCTTTAGATAATATCTTACCCATCTACTTCAGCATCTATGATTAACCTAGGGGTATTGTGTTCTATCACTCTAATCTGAGCCTCCTCCATCGCTTTACTAATGTCCAAAGTTACTGTCGTATCAACCTGTTTAACATCTCCAAACTTCTTCCTATTGAACGTACCAGCTACCCATTTACGAGTCGATATTCTCAACTGGCTTCTAGCCACGTCTTCAACACTATCTACCGCATCAGCAATATCAATCATCTCATCAACCAGCTTGTCCGTGCCAATCTCACGAGCCTTGTAATAAGCAGTTTCTCGCTCAACATCTTTATGAATCCAAGTTAGTATCCTACCGTACTCATCAGGTCGACCCAATCTATCAGTAACGATAGACATTAGCGTTTCAGCTTGTCTTAGACCAGTAAGGATAGTATTCCAACTGTAATCAGTTAAGAAGTCAGGAGTGTCAGGGGGTATTAAGAAGTGAGGAATACCAGTTAAGGTAATAGGGGGTTCGTATGCCATGTGGGGAAGTATAACATGTGTTACACCAAGGGGTTGTAAATTTTTATTTTTATATTTTTTCAGAGTTTAATTAAATCTCAATGAGTTCCGAGTTTAAAAAGTTCACGGGGGGTGTGGGATACCACCCCTATAACAAACATCAGCGGCTTCGGGGGTGTCCCCCCCCTCCGTTATAAAATGGCAAAAAGAATCAGAAAAAAGATTAACCCATGGGTGCAAGTTTTGCAGCGTTCAATAAATAAAATGATCCAGTGATTAAAACCAATTAACGCTATTAATATATCAATATTCATTGAGTCTATATAATTAACTCATTGAAACCATGGCGACAATGGCGACAAAAAAGCACTGGCGACAATGGCGACTTGCGGGATATAAAAAAAATGTATATACCATTTTCAACAGAATAACCGCCTAATCAATAAAACCTATATATACATTTAACGTCGCCATTGTCGCCAGTGATATATAATTAACTCATTGAAATAATTAAACTTGCATAACTCATTGAAGTGATATATAATACATTCACTCATTGAGATAATGAGCCTTTAATAATAAAATGGAGTAATACAAAATGAATACATATAATACAACGTTCGAGAATGGAGCTGATTTAAAAAAAGCTAATGAATTATTATCTAGCCGATTGGAGGATTTTAATTTATGGATGGATAATTCGGAGGCCGTAACATTGACCAACGGCTGCGAGATTGGATCAATTAATGATTTGGGATTAGATATTGAAACGGTTTTTAGTGATGATCATGATTCAGAATTGCAATACATTAGATTTTTATTAAGTTGGGGCGGTCCTTCGGATGAGATCCGATTTTATCCAAGTGGAAAAATTGAATATGTTTATTTAGATTGGTTTTGTGGCGCTGGTTTTGATTTAACCGATAATGAAGAGTTTAAATTCATTAAAGATTATTTTGGTATTGATGATCTAATTTATCAAGAGGTGTAAAAATGAATATTAAACATTTAACATTAATTGAGCGGTTAACCGTTCGAGTGGCTCAATTTATAATGTATACGCTTATATTTACCCTTTTCGCGGTTGTTTTGTTTTTGTTAACTGATGCCATGATTAATTATTTATCACTTGGGGAATACGATATATCGACCATCTAGGGATAATTTATAAGCATTCTATGAGTGTTTATATATGATCGACTAAGATCAATGGCAATTTTGCCACTTTAAAATAAAATGGAATAACTATTATGAGAAAACTAAATAAAAAACAAAAAACAATGATAGACGTTTTTATAAATAACAATCGCAGCGCGGGTATGTTTTTACCAGTATCCGTTATTGATCCAAGTGGTGATATTGAAAATGTAAACAACTATGAAAGCTGTTGGTCTGATATTGAAAGATACTATACTGATAATGTAAATAAATAACCTTTAATAATAAAACTATATAACCAGGTGCAAGCCTGGTATTTTTGGAGATAAATAAAATGGATAATAGAAAATTAATACAAGACCCTTGGATCAAAACCCAACAGGCGTATTTATTACGGGAAAAATTAGTTAACGAGCAAGGTTATACCATGGCTGAAATGCCAGGTGTATCTGCTGCTGTGTTTGCTTATGTTAACGCGGATATGGGTGCAACTATAACCCGTATGCGCCAGCAAATAACATTTAAAAATACAAGCCTTTCAACACTAAAGCGGGCCGTTGGTTGGTTATTGGATAATCGACTAATATATCAATCAATGGGCAAAGATAAGCGCACCAGGTTATTAATTGCTGCTGAGGTATAACCATGAGCAATATTAAAAATGATCTGATGGGAAAAGTTGAACGCGGGGATTATGTTTATAACCCTGCAGCGCGTGAATACCAGGCTGTTAATCGACTAACCAGGTTTTATACCGTAGTGGTTGAAGGCATGGATATAGGTTTACGTTTTAAAAATAAAGAAGATGCGCTAGAACGTGCTAATTCTTTTGGTATTGATGCGCACGTGGGTATTGTAAATGAGTAAATTAATAAAACTTCAAATATCAGTGCAGGTTATATCCTGGGAAAATTACGATAATACGTATGAAGTACCAGATGGATTTGATGCTGATGATCTAACAGCTGTTGATCTAGTCTATAAAGGCCGTATTGGCCGCCTGGTGGATGCTGAGATGATAAACGTAGAACCTGGTAGTGCTGAACTGACTGGTCAATATAAAATTTTTAAAATAATAGAGGATGATAATGAATAT